TCTTACCAAGTACTTGATCGTAAACGGTCATGGTACCAGCAGGAACCAAAACACCATTGATAGCACCACCAACGATACCGCCACGAAGTGTTGCGTCGTTAAGGTATTTCCAGTCAGTCTTGTAGAACTCATAACCACGACGGAATCCAGAGAAACCAAGGTTTAGAGCCATTTGCTCGTTGTTGTCAAACAATCCGTAAGAAGTACCACCAGCACCGTAAGAGTTTTGAGCAGCCAACATATCGTCGATGTCAAAAGAGAACTGACGGTTCAAGAACAATACGTTCTCAGCGATAGCACCTTGCTTGTCAAGACGTTGTACGATTGTATCGAAGTCACCTAAAGAAGATGGGTTACCACCTGCCCAAACGTTACCACGAGTTTCAATAGCATTGAACATACCTTCAGTACCAGCATTTTGAATTGTAGGTGTTCCAGGGTAAGCTCCGTTAGCTAATTGAGTAGCAGCTCCTGAACCTGTTTCAGCAGGAACGCCTTCAACCATTGCCATTTCAAGATAATCTTCGTAACGTAGACGAGTCTCATGCTCAGACTTCATGTACCAGTAGTAACCAGTAGCACCATTCTCAGTAGTTACTTCAACCCAACCAATTTGAGCCATATCAGAACCAGCAACAGTGTACTTATCTTTGATGATAATTGGCTTGTTTTGGAAGAATAAAGATTCAGACTCTAAAGAACCATCCATTCCAGCAGTTCCTTTTTTGAACTCAGAACCGTAAACAAATGCAGTGAATGTAGCGCCAGTATCACCAGCAGCAATACCACCAGCATTATAGAATGCTACAGTAAATTGATCAGCAGCAGGAAGTGCAGTAATTACACCTTTATAAGAAGATGTAGAAGAAGCATTGTTAGAAAGGAATACAGTTTGACCAACACGGAAAACACAAGTTCCTGTACCGATATCAAAAGTAACACTATCTTGACCACCTGAAGCACCAACAGCAGTAACTGAGGTATACTTTGTGTGAAGACGACCTTGTTCTGCCCATTTGATGAGGTCAGAGTTAGTAGGAAGCTCGGCACCAACCATACGCAAGAAAGATGCGATTGAACGGTTACCATAGCGCTCGAATTCTTGCTCATATGTATCAGGAAGATACTGATTCAAGAAGTCGAAGTTAGTAATGTAGTTTGTAGGCAATGTTGCCTTAACTGCGCTTGGGGTTAAATTTACACCCGGAGACGCTTGTAATGTACCAGCCATTTTTTCTAGTTTTTAGGTTTTTGTTTAATAACTAATCTGTTACCGAAACCAGACTCTACGGCTCTTACTTGGAATGTTCCGTCAGTTTTGTTAGTCACCTGAGTGGCTTGACGAGTCATGTTAATATTTTTAGACTCTTTAGAAACTGTCTCAACAGCTTCTGTCATACCCTTCTCATAGAAGAACTTTGCAAACTTTTCGGGATTCGAAGCAATCGCTATTGCTCGATGGAACACCTCAGCATCCTTTACGTAACCCTCTTCGTTTAAGAACTTATTTACAAAGTTGCTTAGTGAAGACTGCTCGTTAAGGAGTGTCTTTGCATCTGCCGGCTTGAACGTTACTGCCTTATCCTCATCAATTTTAAATTTGAAACCTTCAAACTTATCAGAAAATAATTCATTCGTCTTGTCAGCGAAATACTTAGACCGCTTTTGTTGCTCCTCTTGCTCGCTAGTCGCGGTTTGTTTATATTGCTTATAAGATTCGTAAGCTTCTTTTTCTTCTTGCGGAACAAAGGAATCCCTTGACTCAAGTGGCACCTTGTACTGTTCTTTAAGCTTATTAAAATACTCACGAGCCTTATTGAGCTCTTTTTTTCTCTCTAGCTTTACCTTCTTAATCTGCTTGTCATCATCAAAGTCTTCATCATATGAAAACTTAGACTCTAACTCAAACTTAACCTCATCAGCATCAAGCTCTGGGTTTTGTTCTTTAGCATATTGATAAAGTAAAGAATCTTCATCCATTGCGGTGTAATCGACATTCAACTTCATGAAGTCTTCAATACCACGCCCTGTTTCTCTTTTATATTTCAGAAACGCAGAGACATCCTCAGGTAGTTCTTCAGCTTGTTCGCGCTCTTGAACTAATTCATCCAAAGATGTAATCTCTTTGTTCCATCTTTTACCAAGATATGAAAGAACTTTATTATCATCCAGATCTAGCTCTTGTACCTGATCTGTCTCTTGAGTTTGTTGCTCTTCTACAGGTTGTTGCTCTTCAGTTAAGTCAATCTTTACTGTATCTTGATCTCCAGTATGATCTTCCAAACCTTCAAGAAGCTCTGCCTCTTTTTCAGCTACAGACTTCTCCTCGAAATCTACAGCTCTCACTTTAAATTCACTTTCCATTTAATTTAATTTTGAACAAAGTTAATAATTATTTATTTAGGCCCGAATGACTCCAAATCGAAGCCATCAAGAGAATCCTCTGTAGATTCAAAGTTTTTAGGAGGTAAGTTGTTTTGGCGTTGATTGATTAGCTCAGACTGACGGGTGGCCTGTATGTCAACTCGTTTGTCCTTAGCCTTCTCTTTCTCAGCCTCACGATCTTTTAATGTTTGCATCTGCATGCCATTAAGTTGCAAGTTGTATTGGAACTCAATTGCCATTAACTCTTTCTTGAGCTCTGCTTCTGCCTGCATCTTCTGAATTTCTCCCTGAACTTCCATCTGTTTGATCTGTGCCTTAGTTTGACCTTCCAATTGAATGATCTGTGCTTTGGCTTCAGCAGCTGCTTGAGAGGATTGGATGTTTGTTTGCATTTGCATTTGGAACTCCATCTCTTTCTCTTTCTGCTTTTGTTCCATTCGCTTGCGACGCTTCATCTTAAGCATCTCATTAGCAAGCTTAACATTATTGATCATACGGATGTCAATTGCATCCTCAAGATCAATTGTCTGCTGCTGTAATGCGATCTGAATATTAGATTCTAGTTGAGCCTTTTGTTCTTCGTCTGGCGCAACCTCAATAAAGATACCAAAGTCATGCAGATATAGCTCATTTATATCTTGTAGTATTGACAGATTGTACTTACCAATCTGCATAGCAAACTCTTCAGCAAAGTCAGAATACTCTAATATATCAGCAATACGTATAGAAACACATTCAGCAACACGTCTAGTTGTGATGATACCAGCGTCTAGAATATGTCGAGTAGCTGTATTTGAATTGAGTGCTGCTAGTTTTTGAACACCAACTAATGCATCCGGATGTGGTGTAGATGCGTCACGCACCTCATTTACACCTGTCACATCACGAATCATATTTAAGTAGTGGTTGTAGTTGCCGATAAGTGCAGCCATTTTAGCTTGACCACTATTTGTATTAAGTTCCTGAATAGGAATACGAGCGTTATTAAACTCACCCTCTGTGGTATAAGATCGGCCAATAACACTACCTGTTTGGAAGTATAAGTTAAGAGCGTCCTCAGGATTATAAGCTGCACCAGTACCAAGGTCAACCTCATTGATACCATCGGCATCGATGAATACACCGTCAGGTACAATTCGTGACATTACTTGCTGTAACTTTAAGTGAGTAAGTTGAATCTGATCAGCGAATGGGATCATACGTCTAACTAGTGACTCAATATTTCCTTTGTAGTAACGTGGAGCATAAGCAATATAGTTTGGAAGTGCACGTTGTGATGCAGACTTAGGGCGAACCATATTCTTCATCATCTCCCACTTTATCATTATGTTTGATCCACCAACAAGAACACCTTCATACCAAACGTCACGAACTGCTTCAATTACCTCAAAGTATTCACCATTTGGAGCCATGAACGTATCTTCTTTACGAATAATTCGCTCACCACCATTATCAAGTATCTTCTTCTTCCATACAAACTTCTTGTGTGTCTTGTAGTTAAAATACAACAATGTTACAACCTCATTTAAGAATGCATCGTCTTGGTAGTTTCTAACTACAGGGAAGTAGTCATACCATGCTGATCCAGCATTTTTAATTTCAGTAAGCTCCTCATCCGTTAAGTTTGGATTCATTTTTAGAAGCTCTGTATAATGTACTTGCTTAACCTCTCCAAAATAGAAACAATCAGAGAAGTCATTCTTTTCAGTATAACTATGTATCCAGTTAGCCGGATCTACGTATTCAATTTTAACACCATCATTAATAAGGAACTCATGCTTAGCAACACCAATACCTAAAGTGGCGACATCATAATAGTAGAGACGAAGTATATCTTCATACTCGTTCATCTTCATTACAGTGTCAATTGCAATCTCTTCAGCAATTTCTACAGATGGTTTGTAGTTCATCTGCATATATAATGACAGCTCTTCATTGTTAGCAGGAAGTTCATCCGGGCTAACATTAAACGCATCAATGCCAAACTGCTCTTGTGTCAATGTAAGGAAATCCTTAGCAACCATATCAGCCTCAATCATATCCTGAAAGATATTCTTCTTCTCAGCTGACATTACGTCTTGAGCTTCAGCTTTTACTGTATATGGTCTGTCAAGCATTCCGTTGACAACAACATCAACAAACTTAGGGATGATAGGAACAGGAGTCCAGTCAAGGTTAAGCATAGATATGTCACCATTGACGGCAAGCTCATCTTTATACTTCTGTACTGGTTGCTCTCCACGAGCATATAGTCTCAAACGGTGGAACTCACCCCACTGTTGATAGAATCTACTTGAATTTGACTTCCTCTTAAACCATTCCCCTTCGATGGCTTTACCTACCTTTAGACCATATTCATATGTAGCCTTAACCTCATCTGGAGCCATTTGGTCCGGAAAAGGTAGTGCAGAGATAACAACTGATGGTTTATCCATTATTCGATGATTTCGCTTCTAATGCCTGTATTCTTATATCTTACAAATTTAACACTTATTTTAGATTCCTGTTTTGGTGGTATAAAT